GAGCTGACAGCCCTATTGAACGAGTCGATTGACTTGTTCATTTTGACCGTGCTGCCGTCTAGATTCTCGGCAGCCTTGTCGAGCCTGTTGAGAGATTGCGTGGCACGGTCAATATCCCGCGTGTCCACCTTCATGCCAAGCTGGGCAAAATCCACGGTCTACCTCCGTTTAGGGCCTTTCATCTGGCTTTCGCTCTTGGCTTTCTCACGTTCCGCTTCTTGCTTCGCGGACAGCTCGCGGTTGTATGCCTTGAGGAATGCGTCGTCTATCGTTTCGAGCAGTAGGAGGTCATCGGGGCAGATCAGATTTCCAGACAAATCAGAGAACGCCTGTATCTCGCTGAACTGAAGGGGCTGTAACGCTTCCCCGACCGGTCTCCTTGCGTTAAGTCGCCACCACATCTGCCAGATTCTTTCTGTGCCCGCCGGGATTTCAGGCTCATCAGGTACTGCTACACCAAGGAATCTATTCAGCTCTGCGCGCGAACACTTCTTGGTGATGACTTTGCCGTTCTCACTACCTATCGGGATTGAGTGGCCCCAGATAGGCAGCGAGTAACGGACATGGAAGTCTACTGCTGCTGCGAGCTGTTCCCGGAGTCCTTCAAAAAATCGGCAGTATCCGCCACCTGTTCTTCGATGAAGTTGCGCAGGAAGTAAGCGAATTCAGAACCATCGTTGAGAATCTTCCTCAACGTGTCCTCGCTGAACTCCGGCTGCTCACCGTTGTAGGTGGTCTCGGGATTCTCCCAACGCCACCCCGCAACATGTGCAACCAATCGCGCCTGTTTGAACCACTCAAGGGCTTTCTGGCGGTCGCCTTTCTTACCCTTGTTCGCTTCTTCAATGACCATCGCGTCGAACTTCTTGCGTACTGCCTGCACTTGCGGTGCGGAGTCAGCGCGAAGGGTCAGGATGAAGCCAGTAGAGTTGATACCCGCTTCGGGGATGGTGAACTCTACTTCGCGGGTAGTGGTTTTCAGTGCGTTAAACAGATCCATGGATTTGCCTCTTTGATGAAGTTTGATTTATGGGGCCGAACTTAGGGGCTAGGAGTCACAACAACCGGAGGCTGTTGCAGACCGAGCGTAAACGCGATGCGCTTAAAGTCTTCGTTGCCGCCTTTCAGGTACTGTGGGCCAGTGACAAGACCACGGTTGTATTCGACCGTACCGTCTGCCCAGGTGTAACGGAAAGCGTAGTTGTCCTGGTTGTCCACCTCAGCAGCCGCGAGCATGGCGGACATGCCGGCGGAAGGAGCATCTACGAACTCAAGGGTCGGGTCGCCAGCATCAGCCATGCCCTTGCCTTTGCAGACTACCTGCTGATCCCAAGTAGGATATGTGACAATGTTCTGAGTTACACCGGTGTCGCCAGAGGTCGAGAGACCGGGGACCTCAACATAGGCGAGAGCGCTGAAGCCGGACTCGTCGAGATCCGAATTTGCCGTAGTAGTAGAGATAGCGAAAGTGCCGCCTTGGTTGGTTACGCCGCAGGACATATCAAATCACCTCAAGTGAATGAGAAGTAATGCCGCCTAGTGCGGCCACCTGAGCCCAGCCTAAGCCGGGGATTTGATTTATCGAAATGTTAGGTTTTTTCTGCCCCTATTAATTGTAATAGGCCAGGCCAATCCATGGTAGCAACCAGAAGCATGCGCTCTGGATCCCATTCAAAAACAAATTCATCTGGATTGTAGTCCGTAATGATTACGGCATTATCAATCAATGCTTGTGCTGATTCTAGATCTACCTCTTGGTGCTTATCCCAGCTAGGACGGCGGCATTCAAACTCACCTAATAGCGCAAGCTCTAACCCGTTGATAACGGTATCCGTGACAGGAGTGCAGATAAAACTTATAGGATTCCCATCAATATGCCAGCCAGAATAATAGAAAGACTGGAGATCTCCAGGGCCGCTCTCGCCAATACCCTCGCAAGCAGCTAGAGAATTGGCGGCATCTATCAGATCAGCCGAAACTACTGCGGTAATGTGATGCTTATATCGAGTATTCACGCAAATATCCTATTCATGTCAGATTGAGACAGCGCCTTATCAATAAGCAATGGCACAAAGTACCCTTGAGCTATCCCGGCGGGGGACGCTGCATTGTGGCATAGGAAGGTGATATTAGTAACTTCTTCCGATGCGGAGCCTGCACTTACACTGCTAGCCGTCCCATCTATGACCGCACTACCCGCCGACCCGTTCCAGCGGAGGAATACGGTGTGTGGAGACCCATCATCCAAGTCTGCGCCAATTGCATCATCAACGCCGCGTAAATTGACCAGATTTTCTCCATCCGAAGTGAGGCCGTGACGCAAGGTTGCCAAGTTATCAGTAGCGCCAGACTTGGCAAGTACGCTCCTATCGCTGCCAGCCGACAATGCCGACGCTTTAAAGCCAACAGTAAATTGCTGTCCGGACGCAGCAAACAGTGACGTGTCGCCAAAACTAGCAACATCAAATGTCATCCACTGAGTGCCGTTGCTGTAGATATACCAATCAGAATCAAAGCCTGTCTGGGTAATATCATAGGCACCCTCTGTACGCTGATAATCCAGCAAATCAGTGCCCTGGCTGATCTGTGCACCGGCCAAATAGACTACGGCACCTGCCAGCGGCCACGCCGAGACGGTGCCATTCCACGTCGTTATGTTGAAATTAATCTGCGAGCGGGTGGCGGTGATCGTGATCTCAACATCTGCTCGTACCCATTTATCATATTCGCCAGAGACCACGGCATTGGTGCTTTCATCAGTTGTTTGCGCGTCAGCATTAAAGCGCCACTGATTAGCAAATTGAGGCTGCCCGGATGGGACGTAAACCCACACAGATACATTATAAGTTCCGGGTAGGAGTGTCATATTAAGTTTTCCCATAGCGTTCTCGGCGCTAGGTCCAACTGTGCATTTGGTTGCAGTGTTTCCGCCGAACGGGTCAGCGATGTCTGACGTATTGTAGACGTACGTCAAATTACCCCTAGTACTTAGCCAATTCGTGCCAGGCTGCCCGATTCGCTGGCTAAAGTCGCACATGTTCTTACGCCCTACTACCTTCGGCACTCGTGCAAGCACGGGGCGCAATGGGCTAGATGGCTGGCGCAATACCAAACCGCCAGCGATAGACTCGATCCTTCCTACAGGGTCGCCAGGGTTGATGGCGAGCGTATCGCCATTAGACGTGGTGTAAGATTTCTGATACCGCGGGTCCAGATCAACATAAAAACCAGCGCCTCCGCTAAAAATGGCTGCAATATCATGGAACTCAGGTTGGAGGCGCATTGGAGCTTGGACAAGTCCCAGCGTAAATGCAACACGTCTAAAGTCCTCATTGGCTCCTTTGAGATATCGGGGGCCGGTCACGATACCCCTGATAAATTCTATCGAGCCATCAGCCCATGTAATCCTGAAAGCATAAGCGTTCTGGTTGTCCACCTCAGCAGCAGCAAGCATCAAGTTCATGCCGGCAGAAGGGAGATCCATAAATTCAATGTCTGGATCGCCAGCATCAGCTTGACCACGGCTTTTGCAAGTAACCGATCTGCCCCATGAAGGATAGGATACGATGTTCTGTGTTATGCCTGTATCCCCCATGTTGTTGACGTTGGGCACGATTTCGTACTCAAGCGCGATAAAGCCAGGCATATCCAAGCGAGAGTTGGCCGGCTGAGTAGAAATGGCAAATGAAGCGCCTAAAAATGTTATCGCACATGACATATTAATCAGCCTCGTTTAGAACCGTTACATTTAATGTAGCCGCAGAGATGTCGGTATTCGATGCAGCCACCACCAAACCCAATCACTTAAACCCCCTGTACCGGATCCGCACCGGGATATATATCTTGTCCTTGTCCACCACCTGGGGGGCCACAGACGGCGCAATGGAGACAGGGACAGGCCCAAGCATTGTCCCCTTGGGGAAATGAGCCGCCACAGCATCGGCAATATCCATAGCTGGTAATTGTCCATATCCAGGCCGATATCCTACCAGAACTTGGAAGTAACCCATCGCCAGAACGCAGCCATTATTATCCCATACAGGATCTTGAGGGTCATTAGGGAACCAAGACACTTCCAGCCACATGCCTTCATCGGGAGGCGTGAAGGTGATGGAAGGGTAAGCGATTGGGAGCGGCGGGGAGATCCCAAGCCCTTCAAGGTGATGGAAGAACCCTTCCAGAATCGCAGCGCTCAATGAATGCCTCCAGCGTCATTCGGGGGAATCCGCGCAGCGCGGTTTCGCGTGTGCAGTTTATGACTTTGACCCCATGCGTATCAATGGCTGCGGCCTCTAGCGTCTTGCGCCA